AGAAAGTTTATTACAAGCATATTCAGAAGAACAAATTGATGCGTATGTACACGGCAAGTTTGTTAATCTAACGCAAGGGAGAGTATATAAAGACTTTGATAGAGATAAGCACGTTGTTGAACGTCCCGATCTAAAGAACGAAGGGTTGCCGATTGGTCTGGCTTTTGACTTTAATGTTGATGCTATGAGTACAGAAGTCTTTTATATAGGACCTAATTGGATACACGTATTTGACGAGGTGAGATTAAAGAACGCAACAACATACGATATGGTTGAAGAATTAGTAAAGAGATACCCAGAAGCCAAATGCTTTCCGGATGCTAGTGGTAGTGCAAGACGTTCATCAGCAGTATCAAGTGACCACCAAATAATTAGAAGTAATCCGGGATATAGTATATCAGCACCTAAAGGCAATCCGCCTGTACGTGAGCGTGTTAATTCAGTAAACAAGTTGATACGTGATGGCAACTTCTCTTGTGAGAACTGCCCAAATCTTATTATGGACTTTGAAAGAAACGTATGGCACGGAAACGATATTGACAAACGAGACAGTACGCAGTCACACGCATCAGATGCAATAGGGTATGGTATTAATCGTTTATTCCCGGCGACTAAAAAGATTATGGAAAGCGTAAGATGGTAGCATTTATCTTAGGGATGTCAATAGCGATTAACTGTGTATTTATAGCATTGTGGATATATGGGATAAAAATGGATAAAAAGATTAAAAGGGAAGCACAAGACTTAATTAATAACGCTCAAATTATGAGTTTCAATATGGACAAGAATTGGATGTATGAATGATGACAGTTAATGATGTAGTGTTGCCCGATCTATCGCAGCAGATAGTTCTTGAATCTATACGCACAGCACAAAAGAATTTAGAGGACCAAGAGAACGCAGAACGTGATACAGCTTTAGACTTTTATTATCACAGGCACGTGGATCAACATATAGAACAATGGTTCTCCCCCTCTACATTAGAGCAGATACCGGCTTTTCCACAGAAGATTGTGCCACGTTTTGCACGTGCAAGGAATATGATCTATAAGAATCCACCTAAACGTATGATAAACGGAGAGTCAGCAGATGAGTATATGGCATTGGCACATCATTTAGATACAGTAGCACGTGAGTATAACGAGACAGCGTGGCTCACAGGCTCTATGGCTTTTCGTACTAAGTACGTTGGTGACAAGTTAGATTATGATATTATTCCACATTACAAAAGATATTACGTTGAAGGTGATTCACGTCCCTTTGGTGTATCGTATGAGGTAGGTAGGGATGCAAAGAACAATCGTGTATTTGTATTCTGGTCAGAAGCAAGGGATGGAGTACCCGGTATTCATTTAAAGTTTGACCAAGCGGGTAGGACAATACAGGTCAATGAAGATAATATCAATCCGTACTCAATTATGCCTGTGACCTTTATGGATTACAAGCAGAGTGCATCAGACGTAGTAAGAGCAGCCATTCAAATAGGCATCGCTAATACAGAGATAGCATTAGCAACACGATTTGCGTTTGGTCAGCCTGTGGCAACAGGGATAGAGGAAGCTACACGTATGAAGCTTGGCATTGATCGTGTCCTTCTAATGCCACAAGATAGTTCATTTTCTTTTGTATCAAGTCCGGCTAATCTTGCACAAATGATTGATGTGGCTAAGTCTTTTGCTAATCAGACTGCTATTAATAATCACTTACGTATTAAGTGGGACGAGTCGGGCAATGCACCAAGCGGTGCTGCATTACGTTTAATGGAAATGGAGAACCTTGAGTCAAGAATATCAGACATACCTAAATGGAGAGATTGGGAACACGAACGATATGAAGTGGATAGAGAAGTATTGCGTGTACATACAGGCAAAGATATGGGCGAGAATTATTCGGTGGATTTCGCAGAAATAGAATTTCCAACAGATCAGAAGCAAGAGTTTGAACGATTAGAATTTATGATGGCTAAAGGCTTAATGGATAGAACAGACCTTATCAAGTATTTTAATCCAGACATAACAGACGAGGATTTAAAGAAGCTTATGGATAGAGTGGATGAGAATAAGAAGCTTGAAGCGGAGGCACAGACACCAGAGCAACCAGAGCAACCAATATTTGAAGGATTAAAGAGACTTGGCACAGTTAGTTCTTAATCATATTGCTAAGATAGATGAATTGCAAGACGAAGTAATTCAGAACGCAGATAACATCTTACCGGCAATAGACATAGATGAAATGCTCAAGGATACCGAAGGATATTTGTTAGGTCTTAGTCTATCGTTCTTAAATGAACACGTGGACGAGATAGAGAAGGGTGCGAAGCAAGGCGATAAGTTTGCAACAGAGATATTAAAGAATAGTGGCTAAAACAGCAATAACAGTAACAAAAAACTTTGATTTAAATAGAATCAACCTAGACTTGACTAAAGAATTAAATACTGCGGGGCAGATTGTACGCAAAGACCATTTTCAAAGATTAGAGCAAGGTTTAGGTGTCAAGGGTGCTTTAACACCTTCAAAGAAAGCCACAGGCAAGACATTAGTTAGAACAGGCAAGATGCGTAACCTCGTGGTTGATAAGGCTACTAAGGCGAAGCAAGAAGTAAATATACATCCGGGAGAAAAACAGACATATCCAAACTCTAATGTAACGATGTCGGATGTTGGTGGATTTCATCAAGAAGGTGCGGGGAATCTTCCAAAAAGAGAATGGTTTGGTATTACTAAGAAGGCAGAAAAAGATATTATAAAGATGGTTGAATTAGAAATCGAAAGACAAATAAAACGTGCCTAACCTTCAAGCGACTATATCCAATCAATTAACTGCAACGGCTGCACAGACTACATTGTCTATACAAGAATTAGTTACAACAATGAAAGCACAGGGTATGGCAGACCAAGCTATACGTCAAACATTATTAAATGACCTTAATTCTGGCGGACAGTTGTTTGGTTCGTTTAAAAACAAGCTAAAGAACACAGTAAAGAATGGTGTAGAGTTAAACGCAAAAGATGCTGTTAATAATAAATACAAAGATTCTGGTGTTCAAAACTTCCAATGGATTTCAGTTGGCGATAAAAGTGTGTGCGTTGATTGTGAGGGGAGACATAGAGAGACAGGCACATTAGAGTTCTTTGAAACAATAGGACTTCCGGCTTCTGGCTTTAGTATATGCCAAACAAATTGCAGATGTCAATTAGTACCAGAGGATTATGAAGGCGAGAATCTTGACAAGCCGTTGATTAGAGATAAGAAAATAAAAAAACCATTATATACAAATACAAAACAAGCAGAAAACTATATACAAAAAAAATTAAACTTGCGAGATAATAGAGTTTCTTTTAATGGTTTAGAAATGGATGCTGTCAATGATGCAACTGAAGCCGTCGAAGAAATATATAAAAAAACAGGGTTAAAATTTTGGTCAATTAAAACTGTAACTAAAAATAAAAGTTGGAGTGCTGCATATAGTCGTTTTGGAAATGAATTAAAACTTAATACAAGGAACGCAAAAAGCAATATTATTTACAAAACAAAAGCAAAAAAATTAGATGACATCTATGAAAAAAGAATTTTAGATAGTGAAAAAACAATTTCAGAATTAAAAGAAAAATTAAGGGTATCTCCTAACAAGTCTTTAGCGTTAGAACTAAAAAGAATTGAAAACGAAATAGATGAATTAAAAAAATATTCACGAAGCAATGTTGCAAACAATATTAAAGAAGTTGTTTATCACGAATCGGGACACGGCATACAAGCGGGGAGACACCTCCCACAAGAACAAGTCGTGGAGTGGAGAAGAAGAATTAATAAAGCGGCAGAAAACGGATACAGTTCTGAATGGAAATATAAAATTTCAAGATATGGTGCTGAAACTAATGATATTTTAGGAAGTCAAACAGCAATCGGCAAAAAAGATAAGTATGGAGAATTTATTGCTGAAAGTTTTTGTGCTTATATGAAGGGCGAAAGGTCAAATATATTTCCAGAATTGTTAAAATTATTTGACGAAGCATCGGGTAAATAAAGAATTAACTAACTCAAACAAGAGGTTAAAATGGAAGAACAACAAGTCGAAGTCCAAGACGTAAAACAGGACACCGCTGATACTGCAAGTGAAGAAAAGCAGCCCGTCAATCAAGTTCCTTATGCACGATTTAGTGAATTGGTGGACGAAAAAAACACGTTAAAGGTTGAACTAGATTCTATTCGCAAAGAAGCGAAGGAACAAGCCGAGTCACGTAAGCTAAAAGAAATGGAATCAAAAGGCGAGTATGATAAGATTATGGCTGATATGAGTTCCAAGCTAGAAGTTGCACAGACTAAGGCTAATGCTTTTGACGAATACCAAGTAACTAAACGGGAGTCTTTACTTTCTAAGTTACCAGAAGAAGATCGTGCAATTTACGATGGGTTACCACTTGAGAAATTGGAAGCTCACGTTGAAAAAGTCAATACGACACCTTCACCGGCTTCGGTTGATAACTCTAAACCAACAGAAACAGGCGGATATGCTTCGTTTGAGGAATGGGCGACACTTGATCCACAAGGATACAAGAAGGCGAACAATTCTCAATCTTCGGGTGATATCAAAATTGGTTATGGCGACTGATTTTTTTAAACAGAAACTCGATCCAAACAATGACCTTCAACATAAGAAGGTTGATGGCGGAGAAGATATTGAATGTACTTACAAAGGTTCTAAGGTCAATTATGACGATTATCTTGACATTCACGAAGAACGTGGGGAGCGAGTACAAAAAGGCAAGAAGCCAGATAGTATTGGTGTGTTTAGTGGTTTTGGACCGGGAACATTGAAGAAGCCGTATGATGACTAAAATCTTTAATTACATTAAAAGGAGTTTAAGCAAATGGCTTTAACTAATACCTCGACTGCTGCCGGTGGACTCGGAAGAACCATTGGTGATGCGGTCATAGCGTTCAATCACGTGAACGTAATGTATCCACTTGTAACTGTAAAACAGGCTGCAAGAGGATCAAATCACGTACAATTCTCTGATTGGACAAAACTTACATCTGGTGATGTGAGTGCTGCAACACAAGCAACTGCAACAACTGCGGTAGCGATTACAACAGCAGCAAGAACAGCAACTATCTCAGAACACGTAATCGAGTCACAAGTTAGTGATCTAGTATTAATGGGTTCTGGCGATGACGTTGTTGGACAAGCCGGACCAGCTTTAGGAAATGCTGTTTCCGCTAAATTAGACGACGATCTTGTAGAACTTGGTAAAACCTTTTCACAGACTGAATGTGGAGCGGGTTCTTCTCTTGCTTTATCTCATATCTTCGGATCAATGAGACAACTTAAAGCAGCCGGAGCGCCTATGCCTTATTCTTTAGTTCTATCTCCAAAGCAAGTTTGGGGCGGAAAAGGAATCATATCTTTGCTACATAACACAGCATTAGATACTGCGGGTTCAAGCACAACTGATACTGCAACTGCACGTCCAATTGGAATGATGGGTGGAAAAGGCGAAGAAGCATTTCAAACAGGATATGTTGGTAGTATTGCCGGATTTAACGTGTACTGGTCAGATCAAATTGATGAAAATGTGAGCAGCGGCGGCGATGCAGCAGGGTTCGCATTTAGTAAAGGTGCAATCGGTCTTGGTGTTGGTGCAGAGGGTTTATTCCGTGTAAGAACACAAAGAGAAGAATCAGAACGTATGACTAAGTACGTTTGTACAGGATTCTGGGGACAAGTTGAGATTAAAGATGCTTATGGTGTTTACGTACTAAGTGACGTTTCTTAACCTAACTGATTAACGTAACAGGGCGGTTTAATTACCGCCCGTTACAAACGGAGAAGTATTATGAGTAAATTTTTTAAAAAAGCGAGTGGCATAGTTTTTAAGTATGATGAAAAAGTACACGATATGAAGTCGCTTAAAGATAGATTTGAAGAATGTGATGAGAATGGTGAGAAGATTAAAGCTGAAGTAAAAGCCAAAAAGGCTAAAAAATAATTTAAACCAAAATGCCTATGAGAATGACCGCTCGGCAAGGTATTAAAGGAGAAACAATATGTCAATGAGAGAATATGCAGTCGTAGAGGCTCAAAATGTAGCGATGGGACAAGCCGGAGCAATATTTGTAAACGGCACAACAGCCGTCACTTGTGGTGCGGGTTCTGGGGTATTTGTTGCAATTCAGTTTACGGAAGATACAGTATTTGCTTCTGGAAGCGGGGGACTTGTAGCAGAAACAGAACAATTATTTCCAGACGATACAGGAACAGGAACATTAATTGATGCCAATGGTGGGGCAGCGATAGATGGTGAAACATTTCCGCAAGGAATGACGATTTATGGAAGATATACAGGGTTTACTTTAGCATCGGGTGCGTGTATAGCGTACGTAGGTTAATGTTAAAACTAGGATTATCAGTACGGACATTACCAAACCAAGTAGCACGCTTGGCTAGAGATTTATGGATTAAGATTAATGACACTTGGAATTTAGAAGAACGCAAGTGGGAAAATATAATTTAAGGAGATTTTAAAATGGCAGCTTTAGGCTCACAAAGTATCGCTTCATCGTACGAACAGTTATTGCACGTAGATAGAGATGGTGGCGGTAATACAACAACGCACGTCAGCGTAAAAGATGGCGACAACGGAACAACTTTTGGCTTCACTATTGCATCAGATGCTTTAATGATGTCAAGCACCAACCGATTAGAGTTTGGTGATACAGGAACTTATATACATCAATCAGCAGATGGTGTACTTGATCTGGTTTCAGATACAGAAATAGAAATAAACGCAACGACTATTGATATGAATGGTGCGGCTGATTTGTCGGGCAATCTTACAATTGGCGGTGATATTGATGCTAATGGAGATTCAAATTTTCAAGGTGATATTACAACACAATCTAAAGTATTAATTGCTGCTTCTGGTCAAGGTGTTTTTGGTGCGGCTGATGGCAATACAGGAATAAGATGGGAAGGTTCTGATGTTCTCGCATTTGATACGGCTGGTAATGAAAGACTAACTATTGATGCAAATGGAAAACTAGGAATTGGTGTAAATGATCCAGAGTCTGAATTAGAGATTAGTGGCAGTACACTTGGAAAAAAACTTTTTATTGACCATACATCAAGCACAGCAAACAATTGTTTTGGTGCAGAAATTCTATTTAGTGCGGCAGCACCAAATGATGCCACAAGAACTTTTATTAAATGTGCAGATAATAGTGCTACAAGAGCTTCAATCCGCTCAAATGGTGGCATTGCTAATTTTCAATCAAATGATGCGGATTTATCTGATGAAACAGTTAAAAAGGATATAGTTGATGCTCCTAATTGCCTTGATAAAATAAACCAAATAAAAGTCAGAAACTTTAAATATAATGACCAAACAGATAACAGAAACTTGATTGGTGTTATCGCTCAAGAGATTGAATCTGTTGATAGTTCTTTGGTTGATAGCTCTGAAGATTTAAAAAGAGTTTATAATAAAGATATTATGTTTATGATGTTAAAGGCTATACAAGAACTTTCCGTAAAAGTGGAAGCATTAGAAGGATAAAACAAAAGGGAGGCATTATGCCAGAAAAACGATTGGAACAGCTAAAAGCAGAACGTGAAAATCTTAATATGAGAATTTCAGAAATTAATTTTCTTATACAGGGATACGAAGCTGCACAAAAAGCGGAATCGGAAAAAAAAGATAAGAAAGAATCTAAAAAGTGAACAAACCACAAATCGATGAATACCGATTAGATATTGTAGATAGATTGGCACGTATTGAATCAACAATGCAGTCAATACATAAAGAAGCTAGAGATACAAAGCTTGAAATACAAATGCAGAACGGACGAGTAAGAAAGTTAGAAGGCGGAATGGCAGCGATACAAGGAATCGGATCGGTAGTAAGCATCGTGTTTGGCGGTTTTATTGCATACCTATTTAGGAGATAATATGAGCGATTGGTTTAATTGGACAAATTTCTTTTACTTAGCCGGAATTATGGTTGCGGGTGGGGCAACATTTATTGGGTTAAAATACAAGAAATTAGTCGATGAAATAAAAGAAGTCTTTAAAGTTTTGCAAGAAGCTTATGAAGATGGAAAACTTGATAACGATGAACGAAAAAAGATAATGAAGGAAGTTTTGGACGTATTAGGTGCTTTAATGAAGATTGCTTGGAAATAAAGCTGATGACATTCGATGAAATAATTGACAATGTACTTGAATCTGAAGGTGGGTATGTCAATGATAAGAATGATGCGGGTGGAGAAACTAATCTGGGTATCTCGAAAAGGGCATACCCAGACTTAGATATTAAGAACCTAACCAGAGAACAAGCCAAGCAACTTTATTACCAAGATTATTGGACACCTTCAAAGGCTGATCAATTGCCAACACAACTGCGAGAAATTTATTTTGATATGGTTGTAAACTTTGGAAGGAGAGGGGCGGCAAAGGTATTACAACAAGCTTGTAATGGAAAAAACACATACAAAATTAAAGAAGATGGAATGGTTGGAAGTGCAACGATAAGTGCTGCAAAGAATTTAGAGCCAGACAGATTAAGAGCATACAGAGTATTAAAGTTTGCTAAGATTGTAATAAAAAAACCAACACAGGAAAAGTTTTGGTTTGGATGGTTTAGGAGAGCGATTAAGGTATGACGTTAGGCGATTCCATACATATAATAAAAGACAAAGCTAAAAGCATTGACCTTAATACGCTTTATGAAAATCCAGAAGTTTACTTTAACGATTTGGTTGTTTTGATTAATGCAATAAATGAAATGGAAGAACCGACACCAATTAATTTTAATGATATAAAGAATAGGACACATCAAGCGTGAGTACATACGAAGCCACTTATTGTGACACAAATACAGATTTACAATACATAGAACCGAATATAAACAACTACAATCTAAGAAGGGTGATACCTAGCGATTGGGTTTCTTCTGCTACAACTGATTTATACTATCTTTATTCTGCCGGATACGTAACTCAATTGTTTTACAATGGTGAAGAAATGACTTCGGTTACAGATACACCGAATGCAAACAAAGAATTTAATTACAATACAAGCACAGGACTGTTAAGCTTCTTTCTTGAAAATTCATCAACATCGCTTTTAAATAGTGCAGTTATAGAAGCGGGACGTGATTGGTATGATACAAAAGTAGAAGCAGTTCGTAAAGCAAGTGACTTTGTGCGTAATGTATTGCCTGTTCCTATATACCCAAGAAAAGGTGTAGGAATGGCTTCTGCTACGGGTAATGATTATCCAGAGATTGTAGTAAGAAGTACAGCAATTATTGCTTGTGCAGATTTAGTTAGACCTTTTGACAAAGATAAAGGCGATGAGATAATGGCGATGGCTATGAATCCAGAAGGTACAGGCTATCTTGATATGATTCGTAAAGGTGAGATTGCTTTATCACAAGATGAAGGCTTGGCTAAAAACTCTGGTATAATTAGAGAAGTATCAATTAACGCAAGTACAACGGGATCAATCATTGATGTACGTGGCAGACCAACAGCCGTATGGGATGTAATAAAAATTGTTATTAGTACAGCCGGTACATTTACAAGTGGCTCTGCTTCTGGTGTTAAATATGATACCTTTATTTCAGATGACACAAGCTTAAAAATAGACAAGTCAAGTGATGCAGAAGTTATTGATGGCAACTTTCAAGATGTAGGACACGGGATGCAAGTAAGATTTTCACCGGGTGTTTATACAATAAACGATGAATGGGAACTAGAAATATCTGGTGAATTAGATTCACGGACTTTAGCAGTTAAACACGCAACAGCAGAAAGAATTTAATGGCTTTAAATGTACAATCTCCACTTTGGGCTGAAACGCATAAACTGTGGAACGCTGAAACTGAAGTATTTGGATTTGCAACAAACGATGCTGATAGCTATGCTAATGTAGTTTATGAAAACGTAATAGAATCTTTACAGGACCTTATCCGTAAAGAGTTTCAAATTCCTGTTATTGACGAGCATAAAGGCAATCAGTCTTTTGTTATTGATCCACAGCAAGATACATTTATTGAGTTTATATCTTCTGGGCAAACAAGAAGCTATGATGTTAATATTATTTATACTCTAATGCGTGGCGGTGGATATAAGAATGTTAAAACACAATTGACAAGCACCGCAGAACATTTAAAAAGATTAATTCATAACAATACAAGTTATTCACCTTCTGGTGTTTATAAATATCACGATGGTAGGATTGAAACAGTTACATACGAACAAGATGAAGAAAATTTAGATGTATGGAGAGCTAACTTATCTTTTAACTGTACAGTAACAGAAATATTTGTATGAAGTATAAAATAAGTAAAAAAATTGCTGAAAAATTAGAAAATGGCGAATCGGTTAAGATCAAAAGTCCACCAAAGCAATTAATTGATGGTGGATATATAATAAAACAAAAAAAGGGAAATAAATAATGGCGGGTTTAGACAAAACAGTTTATTCCGGTAAACAATTTGAATCGTATATATCCTTGCAGTCAGATGCTTTAGGGACAAATGATGTATCGGGAACGCTGTATAAAATAAGAACACCGGAAGTTAATGACATTGACTATTCTGCCGGTTCAACCTTTGCAGATGCAGTTAGATCGGGACAAAGAGTGCAAAGACCAACAGATCATATTGCTACATTTAAAGGTGGTACTTTCACTTGGTCTTTTAGTGACTATGCAGTAGAAAATGAAGCAGCTTTACAAATGTTGCTACAATTAGTATCTGAAGATTCAAGTCCTTCCGGAACAGTTGCAATTACAGGAAATCAAGGTACAGTTGCTTACGAAGAAGGTGCGACAACAGGCGAATATGCTTGTGTTGTTATATCTTCTCCAGATGCAGATGAAGATAAATTAATGTTTTCTTCTATATTGCAAGAATTGACACTATCAATGGATCCGACAGTAAACGGCGGACGACTTACTGCTTCTGGTACATTTTTTAGTGGTTATCAGCCGGTAGTTGGAACAGAAGGAACTTCTGCTGATGCAACTACTGTTGATTACACAAAAGGATTTTTTGATTGTACTACAATGAGTATTGGCGGTGACGATGTGGTTCTAAATAACTTTAGTGTTACAATCTCTAATCCGGCACAGCGTGTAGGTTATTCTACTGTTAATTCAATAAGTCACGAGCCTTCTGCTTATATGCGTGGGGGAATGATTGAGGTTACAGGAAGCGTATCAGCGAAATTAGATGACAACGTAACAGATACAATTGACGACTTTAGGGATGGAACTTCTGTAAATATTAGCATAGGCGATGGATCAGCGATTGACTTTGATATTCCAACTGCTAAATACACAGGATACACCCATACCAATACTGATAGTGGAGTGTTTATTGATTTGCCGTTTAAAGCGACAGCAGACGGCTCAAACGCTCTAATTACAATAATAGCAACTTAATAAATCGGGAGGCGAAATGATTATTGAGATAAACAAAAAAGAGTGGGACGTAAATGATTGCACGTATGCACAAAGACGTGAATTGCATAAATTAAATGCAAAAGTCTGGTGGAATGGCAAGATGGATGTGGAAGCATATTACGAAGTTTTAGAAAAAGTTGGTGATATTGCGGGAGTTGGTGAAAATAACTTTAAAGATATGGAAATGGCAAAAGTCGATGAAGTTTTACAAGCAATATTTTTAGAATACTTAGGTATTGAACCGGCAAAAAAAGATTCCGGGGGTTGAGCCTAGCGGTTTGGTGTTGGCATTTTGGAACACCAGAACCACGTGATATATATAGAAGCCTCCCCTATACTGTGGCGAAGCTCCCGGTTACTTACAAACACGAGCCTGTGAGAGTGCAAACGATTGAAGATATTTGGGACATAATAGATGAAGTGTGTAAATCAAGCAAGGAATTTACTGATGGTCAAATACTTTTTTATTCTGTTCCCTTCTTTGCAGATTGCAGTTTATTAATTGAAAATTGGATGATGGATATGATTAATGAATATAATTATACTACTAGGTTCAATATTTCTCTTGGTGAACTTGATAAAATTTCAACTCATCGACTTGATTGTTTCTCAATTATAGACAAAGAAATGAACGCTTGTATGCAAGAAAAAGCAAAGAAAGAATCAGATGGCTGATAAGAAATTAAATATTAGAGTCCGTGCCGAAGGTGCGAAAAAAGCTAAAGAAGATTTAAAGGGTGTTGAAGGCGGAATAGCAAAAATGGGGAAGGCGGCGGCAAAAGTTGGTGCAGCCTATTTTGCAGCTAAAGGATTAATAAGTGGAATGAGCAAGGTTGTTGAATTAGCTGCCGAACAAGAACTTGCTGAAAGAAAATTGTCAATTGCATTAGGCAGAACATCAGAAGGTTTATTAAGTCAAGCTAGAGCATTGCAACAAGTTTCAACCTTTGGTGATGAAGCAATAATTGGACAACAAGCTTTTCTTGCTTCGCTTGAATTTTCAGAAGCACAAATAAAAAGCATTATTCCTGTTGCAATGGACTTGGCTTCTGCTACCGGAATGTCGCTTGAGTCAGCCGTAAGAAATACAGCTAAAACTTTCAGTGGATTATCGGGCGAACTTGGTGAATTAATACCGCAATTAAGAGGTCTAACTGCAGAACAAATGAAAGCCGGTGATGCAGTTAAATTAATGTCTGATCTCTTTGAAGGACAAGCTGAAGGTCAAACGCAAACATTAAGTGGCTCAATTCAACAAATGAAAAACGCTTGGGGTGATGCGGCAGAAGCATTAGGTGATATATTCGCACCCGCAATTATTAAAGTAACAGGTCTTTTAAAAGATGCTGCAAATTCAGCTTCAAATGCTTTAAGAGCAATTAAAGACTTTTTTGGCGGTGAAGATGAAAAGTCGATTGAAGAACAAATTTTAGCAACAAAAGGAAAAACCTTAACAATAAGAAAGCAAGAATTTGAACTAATGAAATTACAGACTGTTCCTGTTGTTACTATTGCAAAAGAAAGCCAAAAAGCCGCAGAATGGACAGCACAAACAGCATCTTCGCTAATGACTTCAGCATTAATGGGTGACAATGTAAGCGAATCATTAAAACGTGCAGTTATACAATTAGGACTTATGGTTGCACAAGCTAAAATATATAATGCTGTAATGAACGCTGGAGGTATTTTTGGCGGTGGTGGTTTAATTGGTTCTGCTGTAAACTTTCTTTTCGGTGCATCACCAACACGAACTGCACCAAGTGCAATGGGAGCTTCTAACGCAAAAATTACAATTAATCAAAGCTTTGGCGGTATGGGTGTTATTGATCATAACTTTGCAGCTAACAGTATTATTCCGGCTATCAACAAAGCGATAAGCACCGGACAGGCGAGGATAAATTAATTGTTATCATTCGATACAGCTTTAACGAGTGCATTAGCCAATGCAAATACAACTTCGTTTTGGGTACTAAAATTATATTATAATGATGAATCTGCTTTTATTGGTGTAAGCGATAGACATAGACAAGACGGCACGGATATATATTATGGTATTGTGGCAAATTGGGGGGTGTATCGACAGTCGTTAGATTTTTTTAATTTTACTACAACAATTGGCAATATGGGTGTTACGCTTATAAATAGCGAAAACTCAATTAAAGGTGGTAGGTTTTCCGATCTACTTGCTAGTAATAACTTTGTTAATCGTAAGTGGGAATTATTTCTTAATGCTAATAATACATCAACTTTAGATACGGCTGCAAGAATGATTGCTTCTGGTGTTATCTCTGGTGATATAAATTATGACTCTAATAATGTCACATTAACTTTATTTGACAACACTTCTAAATACCATAAAAGAGTTCCAACCAATACAGTCGTTGCATCAACTTATACAAACGCACCCGCTAACAATATTGGTAAACCAATTCCAATGGCATATGGAGATTCTCACGAAAAAGGTGATATTGGTACAATTCCAACTTCACACTTTGATCGCTTTTACAACTTTTATAAAGGAGCATTTCCGGCTATAATTACAGATAAATGGGACGTACAAGAAGAAGGTTCTGAAGCATTAGCAGACAGTCAAGCCATTCATACTTTAGATAATGAAAATATTTATATATATAAAAATGGTTATTATCCTACATTAACCGGAACAATAGACGTTGGCGGTAATCCAGAAATTGAATACAGAGGAAGTGCGGCTTCGGTATTTGTGCCTTTAAGCTTGTCAAATATTGCTTCTGAGAGTACAACGGGAAGTGCATCAGTTGCAGACGAAGAGAATACAAGCGATGGATCATTTTCTACTTTAGCAACTTGGACAGCAAATGGTGCAACGACTAATCCTTCAACTGCAACAATGACTTTTGCATTACCACAAATTAATAAATTAGGAAACTTTAGTACAGTAAATACTTTAGTTCGTTTTGGAACAGTTACAGATATTGGCGGTGAAGATGACGATGTTTTTCGATTTACTAAAAATTCAACAAATGTTGATATTGATTCGATGTCAAGTAATTCAGAAGTTAAAACAGACATTGGCAATTTGTATTCTGGCAAAACAGCAACTTGGGACTTTGAAGGATCATTGAAATATACTTTAATGGCTGGAAGTGCAAACGAATCTGCACAAGTAGTTGAATCTGGAATTGTTGTTGATTTTACACTTGAAGATATTGATCCACACGACATACAAGAATTATATGAAGGTGGTCCAATAAAAATGACAGTCCAAGACGGATTTATGTCACCAGAACAAACTTTACAAATTGGTTACGATTATAATGTTTACTCAAGAACAGTTACCGGCTTTACACCTTCTAAAATAGATTATGTTTATTATTCTGGAAAAGGTCGCAAGTATGGTTCTTATATTGATGCAGATGACAGAGGTAGTGGAGAAAGCGGAGACAATGGATATGCTGAAAACGATTTAATTGAAAATCCTGTTTTTATAATTGAAGATATTATTCGTGATGAATTAAGTCTTGGCTCTTCAAATATTGATTATGCGACTTTTGACACAGCGGGAAACACAACTAATGGATATTTGGGTGACATATTTGAAGATGCAGTTAGTGATGTAAAGTTTGCTTTTGCACAATATAAATTTATTAATTCAAAAGATATTTTTGAACGTCTTGGGCGACTTTGTTTTTCTTATATTTTTATTAGCGGCGATGGAAAATTTAAAATTAAAACATTAAGAGCAACGAGCGATTATTCTTCATCAGATCAAACTATTGATTTTGGAGACATAGAGTTAGGAAATATAAATAAAACATCTTTTGGTAATGTAAAAAACTCTATTTTAGTTAAGTACAACCACGATTACGGAGCAAATCAAAACAAATCTGAAGCAACTGCAACTGATTCAACATCACAAGGGACAACTGTTAATGGATTTAATCAAACAATGAAACTTGAGATTGAAGCAAATGAAATTCTTGATTCAACAACCGCAACTAAATTAGCTGAAGCGTTATTAGCATTAATGAAAGATAGGAAAAATACAATTCAATTTTCTTGCCTTCGTCCAAAATATAACCATCTTGAAATTGGGGATATAATAGATTTTAGCAATTGGGATTCAGATTTAAAAATTTACGGACAAACAATGGGCGGCTCGTGGAACGCTACAACAAACACATTTTCTTCAGTTACAACGACTTGGGAAAATATGGCTTCTGGTTATTTTATAGTGTCAGACATTACAAAAACAGTAAACGGCTGTTCAATTAAAGCAATAAAGGTATCATAAGATGGCAAATATGAACATAGGGACACCACGTTTCTATCCAGACGAAGTAAGTTATTTACTGTCAAGAGGTGTAGCAGCAACAGAGTTTGCAGTTACGGCAACAAATACAACTAATAAGTTTATGGGAACATTCACAACAGGATCAGCAGCAGAGTTGTTTGATTTAAGACCATTAAACAAAGTGACTTTTGACACAAGTGCAGACACAGATGCACACGTACTTATTACAATAGATACACAAAGCACGTCTAAGAAAAATTATATAGCTTTATTAAATCACAACCTTGTTAGTGCTGTTGGTAAAATAAGAATATTTGCCGGTGATGAAGCAAGTGATGTTACAGCGGTTGATGGTGCAAACGCAGATACAGGAAATATTACTTGGGCGGACGATACTGTAATTGAAGTAGTGAATGGTGATACGACAACAGCCGCTTCAAATGATAAAAGTGTTGTAATTGAACCGGCAACAGATGGAAGCACAATTGTAAGATTTGCAGAGCAAACAAATAGGTATTGGGGCATACAGCTTGAAGGAAACACTACTAATACAGGAGTTGCGACAAATGGAACTTGGGGCAGTACAGATTGCTTTGTTGGTTGTGTAATGATTGGAAGATATTTTGAAATGCCACATTCACCAGACCTTGATCTTACACGAATGATTTCATACAACAGATTAAACGACTTACAAGAATCGCACGGCGGTCAGAGATTTAGCAATTTAAAGACAATAGGCAGGACAGCAGCAAGCACGTCTAAATCACCTTTTACCACAGCTTCTAACCAATATGATATGTATGGTGGACGTATTATATATGATATGAAATACAGCTTTTTAAGCAATACAGAATTAATGCCAGATGAATACGACATCATTGCAGACGATGACAACTTTATTTCAGACGTATGGAATAAAACAAATGGCAATCACTTGCCGTTTATCTTTTCTATTGACAAATCTTCCGAAGGTGACAATGCAGAGTCCGAACATATATTTGGTCGATTTGCAAACAACTCTTTAGATATGACACAAGTTGCACCAGAAATTTATAATATATCTTTAACAGTAGAGGAAGAATTTTAATGGGTAAAAACTTTATGTGGACGTTTGTCGGATTTT